CTGTACCTAAAGAGCAAGGTGTGGCGGAAGGCTATAGTGCATTAGATGACTTACGGGCTAAATTTCAAGAACGAATTAACACAATTATTGCTAGAGCAGAAAAAGAAGGTAGACCGTTAAGTGATCGAGAAAAAAAGGCTATCGCAATACTAAAGGGCGAAGAGAAAGGTGTGGCGGAAGGCAACGAAGACGAAACTGATCCAGTAATCGGGAGTAGAACACAATGGAAGCGCAGACAGCAGCCCGCTAAAAATAAACCAGTTGATCCAAAAAAGCAAGGTGTGGCGGAAGGTTCGGGTCCACAAAAAGGCGATCCCGTATATTACGGTAGTAGATTAGTTGGATGGTTCTTGGGTTATAGCAAATACGGTAAGGTAATAACTAAGCCTAACTATGACGAAATGGGGGACGAATACGCAAATCGTGATGTTTATTGGGACAAAGATGCTGTTACTATTAAGTCCGATAAGCAAGGTGTGGCGGAAGGATTTGGTGATGACTATCGAGCATTATCCGATAAAGTAGATGGATATTTAATCCAGGCCTTTCACAAATTCAATAATCGTAATGACATTATTAATGCTGCTAAATCTGCTTCTCAAAAGGCTGCGGTACAAATGGGTATTGATAAAGAACATTTTGAAGAAATATGGATGAGGGCATTAGCCAGTTACGATGTTGAAAATAATTTTGGCGACGATGACGACGAGTTTGACGACACTGACTACACAATGCATCAAGGTGAAATGGGTCGGAAAGGTATGGCAGAAGGTTTACCAACAGGCAGCGAATTTGACAAACGTAGAAAATTAATCAAATATATTGCAAGACGAAAAGGCTGGGATGCTAGTGACTTAGAACATGCAACTACATCAGAACTCGTTCAACTTTATAAAGAATGTCAAACAGACCGCAAAGATTGGAATAATCGAAGAGCTGATTGGTGGAATCGGTCCGACGCACTAGCCAAGGAAAAAGGTATTAACAAACTAGATGCATTAAAACAAACACCACATGATTTAGACAGAGATACTGCACAAGGACAATTAAAATTTAGAGAGAAAAATGTAGCAGAAAGTCCTAATATCGATCAACGAGAAACAAATAAGAAGTGGCGAGACGAAGCAAGGACTGCTTCTAAACAAGGACATAAATGGACCCCTACTAATTTACCTCGATTAAAAAATGAAAAAGAAAAAAGTGTCGGAGAAGGATTAAAAGATCCGAAAGATAATCCTTGCTGGAAAGGCTACAAACCTGTAGGAACTAAAAAGAAAAATGGAAAAACAGTTCCCAATTGTGTGCCAACAAATGAGGACAACTATTTTAACCATTTATCCTCAACCTTAGAATCAAAACTAAAAAAATAAAAGAGCAGGAGCCAGTAGATCCGGCTGCTCCTCCTGCTCAAGATAAAGATAAACCAAAACCGGTAGTTAAACTAACTCCACAAGTCCCTCTTGACCAATGGGAAGATACATTCTTGAGCGCTGATCCAAATCGTTATCATCAGTTTAGAAACAAAACACCAGAGAAAAAAGTTCAAATGGCATGGTCTGCCAGAAAACACGCAATAGAGAAGACATGATTATTGATGACGATGTTTCGGCATGGCGCAAATTTCCACAGCATCATAATTGGTTTAATAAACTTTGGTTGAGTGAGCAACTTGGATATATTTGCGGACCAGGTGGTGTTCCTGTACCAAAACTTAATAACTATGTAGTAAGGCCTATATATAATTTAAGAGGTATGGGGCTTTGTGCGTCTATACAAAAATTAGACCCATCTGATTTAACCAGTGTGCCACCTGGATACTTTTGGTGCGAACAATTTAAAGGTAAACAATACAGCATCGATTATCGATGGAAAAATAATGCATGGGAACAAATTTCTGCAATGCAGGGCATTAACGATCTAAATCATTTATATAAATTTAATAAATGGATCAAAACTGATAAAAAAATAAATTTACCTTTATTACTAAGCTATCTATCCGACTGCGAATATATAAACGTAGAATTTATAGAAAATAAAATTATAGAAGTCCATTTAAGAGCATCGCCCGATCCTACATCTTACCAAGAATTAATACCAGTGTGGCAAGGAGAAGAAATAAATGTTCCTTCTGGATATGTTTGGATTGAATCCAAAGACGATGCCGATAATCTATTGCCGCAAGCTAGATTGGGCTTTTACGCAAAATAAAAGTTGCGTTTTGTAAATTAACAAGCTATAATTAAACATAAAGGAGAAAATATGAGCAAATCATATGGTGCCCCAGAACAGGCTAAAATTAAACAAATTGTTTCTGAGGGCGTTACTGTAATGCAAGAAATTCAAGATCTTACAGAAGGTCTAAACGAAACTATTAAAGCAGTTGCAGAAGAATTGGACGTTAAACCTAGTGTTATTCGTAAAGCAATTCGTATTGCACTTAAAGATCAATGGGACCAAGTATTTCGTGAGTTCGATGATCTCGAAACTATTGTTGATATTAGCGGTCATGCAAACATACGCAAAGACTTTTAATGGATCAAATTACTAATACAATTTCAAACATTTACAATTGGGCTAAAAAAGATTTTAATGAATGGCCTTTAAGATTTGTACTAGAAATTACAGCATGGGCATTGAGCATTATATGTGCTACATGGATGGGTATGACTTTACCTAATCCGCCATTCTTAATTTTATATCCCTTGTTTATTATCCAATGTTTGATATTTTGCTGGGCAGCGTGGACACGACGTTCGACTGGTATGGTAGCAAATTACTTGCTACTAGTCACAATTGATAGCGTTGCACTAATTAGATTAATAAATATTTAAGAATATGGTAGATCAGCCATAAATGATCATTGTCGGTGTTTGTGAGCCTAAAATCACAAGGAGAAAAATATATGTACGTTGATGCAATCTGGGATCGAGATAAAGACGTCGTTCGTGTCGTTGAACGAGATCCAAAAAAAGGTAGAATATTTAAAGAATACCCTGCCAAATATCAATTTTATTATCCTGATTCTAAAGGAAAATATAAATCAATCTACGGCGAATCACTAAGCCGAGTAACTACAAAATCATATAAAGATTTTGTCAAAGAACAAAGAATTTATTCAAATCATAAACTCTATGAATCTGACATAAATGCTGTATTTAGAATTCTAGAAGAATATTATCTAGAACAAGAATCACCAAAGTTACATACTGCATTCTTTGACATTGAGGTCGATTTTGATCCGGAAAGAGGCTATGCAAGTCCAGAAGATGCATTTATGCCTATTACTGCTATTGCTGTTCATTTACAATGGATTGATACTCTAGTATGTCTCGCTGTTCCTCCGAAAACCCTCACTATGGAACAAGCAATTGAACAAGTAAAAGACTTTCCTAATACACATCTGTTTGAAACTGAAGCAGAAATGCTAGAAACATTTCTACAACTTATCGAAGATGCCGATGTACTAAGTGGATGGAATTCAGAAGGCTTTGATATTCCCTATACTGTTAATCGTGTTACTAAAGTCTTAAGCAAAGAAGATACTCGTAGATTTTGTTTATGGAACCAGTTTCCGAAAAAGAGAGAATATGAAAAATATGGGAAGGCTGCTATTACTTATGATCTTGTTGGTCGCGTCCATCTGGACAGTCTCGAATTGTACAGGAAATATACCTACGAAGAACGTCATAGTTATCGACTAGATGCAATTGGCGAAATGGAAATTGGTGAATCTAAAACTGTTTACGAAGGAACATTAGATCAACTATATAATAACGATTTTAAAAAGTTTATCGAATATAATAGACAAGACTGTGCTCTATTAAACAAATTAGACAAAAAACTTAAATTCTTAGACCTAGCAAATAAAATTGCTCACGAAAATACAGTACTACTTCAAACAATACTAAGTGTTGTTGCTGTTACTGAACAAGCAATTATTAACGAAGCACATCATAGAGGACTTATTGTTCCTAGTAGAAATCGAAAAGACGAACAAGGAGATACTCAAGCAGCAGGTGCATATGTTGCATATCCTAAAAAAGGATTGCATGATTGGATAGGATCAATGGACATTAACAGTCTGTATCCATCTGTAATTCGTGCGTTAAACATGGGACCAGAAACTATTGTAGGTCAATTACGTCCAGAAAAGACAGACCAATACCTTAGAGAACAAATGGGTATACATAAGAAATCATTCGCAGGATCATGGGAAGGACTCTTTGGTACATTAGAATATGATGCAGTTATGCGTCAAGATAAAGCATTCGAAATTTTTGTCGATTGGGAAAACGGCGGAACTGATGTACTAAGTGCAGCCGAAGTATATAGACTAATATTCGAAAGTAACCAATCATGGATGCTTAGTGCTAATGGTACAATCTTTACATATGATATTGAAGGTGTAATCCCCGGTCTACTAAAACGTTGGTATGCTGAACGTAAAGAACTACAAAAGAAACTTAAACAAGCTAAAGAAGAAGGTAACGACGTAGATGAAGAATATTGGGATAAACGTCAATTGGTTAAAAAAATTAATCTTAACTCACTCTACGGTGCTATTCTTAATCCTGGTTGTCGTTTCTTTGATAAGCGTATTGGTCAATCAACTACGCTAACAGGTCGTAGTATTGCACGCCATATGGCCGGCAAAGTTAATGAAATGATTACTGGAGAATTTGACCATGTAGGTAAAAGCATTATATATGGTGATACAGACTCTTGTTATTTTTCGGCATATTCAACATTAAAAAATGATATCCTTAAGAAAAATATACCATGGGATAAAGATATTGTAATCCAACTATACAATACAATTGCAGAAAATGTTAATGCTACATTTCCAGACTTTATGTTAGATGCATTTCATTGCCCGCCAAGTCGGGGAGAAGTTATTAAAGCAGGAAGAGAAATTGTTGCTAGTAAAGGATTGTTTATTACTAAAAAACGATATGCTGTTTTATATTATGACAAAGACGGTAATCGGTATGATGTAGACAATAAGCCTGGTAAAATTAAGGCAATGGGATTAGATCTTAAAAGGTCTGATACTCCTGAATTTATGCAAGAATTCTTAAATGAAATTTTAACAAAAGTTCTTAATGGTTTTGGAGAAAAAGAAATACTTGAAAGAATCATAGAGTTTAGAACTGAATTTAAAGCACGTCCAGGATGGGAAAAAGGTACACCAAAGCGTGTTAATAATCTAACAGAATATGGCTCAAAAGAAGAAAAACAAGGTAAAGCTAATATGCCCGGACATGTACGTGCTAGCATTAATTGGAATACATTAAGACGTATGAATGGTGACAAATATGCTATGCAAATTGTTGACGGCATGAAAGTAATTGTTTGTAAAGTCAAAGACAATCCATTAGGATATACATCAGTTGCTTATCCTACAGATGAACTACGATTGCCAAAGTGGTTCCAAGATCTTCCTTTTGATCATTCTGAAATGGAAAATGTTATTATTAATAATAAATTAGATAATCTCATCGGAGTGCTTGAATGGGATCTTAATTCAACAATCGAAGATAATACATTTGGTAAACTATTCTCGTTTGATTAAAAATATTCATTGACATTTGTATCAGGTCTAAATAAAATTAACTATTAAAGGAAACTATATGCAAGACTTACTTAAAGATATTATTGCTCATACTCATAATTTGGGCTTTTTAAATATCGTAAAAATTACAGGCACAGAAGATAAGACTCAAATCGATTCAATGGCAGACGATCGTACCGTTATTATGTTTGCAGAAACTACTAATCCTCATCCTGATATGATTGGTGTGTTCGGAATGCCTCAAATGTCTAAGCTGCGCTATTTGCTCGAATGTCCAGAATATAAAGAAGATGCAACAATCAATGTAGTTAAGGCAACTCGAAATGGCGAAGATGTACCAGTCGGTATTCATTTTGAAAATAAAACAAAAGATTTTAAGAATGATTACAGGTTCATGAATACTGAGATCATTAATGAAAAATTAAAAACTGTAAAGTTCCGTGGTGTTAAATGGGATGTTGAAATTGAACCAAGTGTTAGTGCTGTACAACGTTTTCAATTCCAAGCACAAGCAAACAACGAACATGCAACATTCTTGGTAAAAACTGAAGGCACTGATTTAAAGTTTACATTCGGTGACGCAGCTAGCCATGGTGGTGAATTTATTTTTGCAACAGGTGTATCCGGAAAGCTAAACAAAAATTGGACTTGGCCAGTAATGCCTATCCTAAGCATTCTTAAAATTGCCGATGTTAATAATACAAAAATGAGCATTAGTAACGAAGGTGCATTACAACTTACATTAGATAGCGGACTTGCTGTTTATAAGTATATTGTTCCTGCACAAACATGATTAAAGGTATAACATCAACTAATCCACACTTAACCGTAGGTGGATTAACTGGAGATTATATGAATATGAGCACTCCTAGTGCAGGAATGGTTCGTTATAATGGAAATTTTTCTTCTTTAGAAGTATATGACGGTAGTTATTGGCGAACTATGCATAATTATCAATCTGTCGATTTAACACCTGATGCAACCGAAGCAATAAATTGGGCAATAAAGAAAATGCTTGAAGAAGATAATAGAAAACTATTAGCAGAATCAAATCCTGCAATTAAAGCAGCATTGGAAAATCTCGAACGTGCAGAAGAACAATTAATAACTACAATACATTTATCAAAAGAACATGAAACGACCACCAGTTGACTTAACACCTTTACAGCAGGATTATGCTGTATATCTTCCAGCTATAAGTTCATTCTATTCTACTTATGTTGCTAAACAAAGATTAGATGAATTTGTACCTAATGATCGTATTCCTAAAGGATTCGATCGTGGTATAGAAGGAATGAACTTTCTTAATCCCGAAGAAGGATACTTTACTTATAAGTATGCTCTATATTCTGCAGGTCACGCCCAACTTGATCTACAAAAAAGTGCTGTACAAGAAAGTATGATCCAACAACGAGATCGAAATAACACAATGATACTAGGTGACTCAGGTGGTTACCAAATTGGTAAAGGTGTTCTTAAATTTGATTGGTTAGATTTCGAAGGCAAACAAGCAAATAAAGTTCGTGATGATATTTTAGCTTGGTTAGAAATGACTGCTGATTGGTCAATGTTTTTAGATGTTCCAACATGGGCATGTGATCATAATCATACTGCTAAGACTGGTCTAAAAACATTTGACGACTGTTTAGATAAAACAAAGTTCAATAATGAATATTGGTTAACTCGTAGATTAGGACAAACTAAGTTCCTAAATGTTTTACAAGGATCAGATTGGGATACTGCTGAAAAATGGTATCAAGGTGTAAAAGAATTTAGTGATCCTGCCGTATGGGGAGACAAAGCAGCCGAAGGGTGGGCCTTCGGTGGTGCTAATATGTGTAAAATGGATATTTCACTTAAACGTTTAATTACGTTACGTGAAGATGGTTTATTGAAAAATAAAAACTGGATTCACTTCTTGGGCACTGCACAACTTGATTGGTCGTGCTATCTTACATTAATTCAACGTCAACTAAGGAAACATATCAATGAAGAAATTACCATATCTTTTGACTGCGCCTCACCTTTTATCGCAACAGCACACGGACTTGTCTACACAAATGCCCAACACACTACGAAACGTTGGAGTGTTATTATGGACAAAGCACCAGATAACAAACTACTTGCCGAAAGCAAAATTCCATTCCCTTTCGAATCAGAATTCGGTCGTAGATTGACTATAGGTGATATTTGTCACTATGCTCCCGGTATGCTAAACAAAATCGGCAAAGAAGGTAAAACTTCTTGGGATAGTTTTTCATATGCATTAATGATGGGACACAATGTCTATTGCCATATTGTTGCTGTTCAACGTGCTCAACAATTAATGGATATTGAAATTGCTAAAATACAAGGGAAGTTAAATTGGCGTGCTTGGCAAAAGCTTAATGCTAAAAATGCATCAAGTGATGAATATTCAGAATGGGTTCCTCGTAATATTCTTTATTTTAGTCAATTTGTCGAAGATTTGTTTAATACTAAAACTAAAGACGAAGCATTTAAAATGATCGAGGAAGCTGGACCATTCTTACGTAGTTTAGAAGGTGCTCGTTTGAGAGGCGGCCCTGCTCAAAATACTTTTGGAAATCTTTTTGAAACTGAAATTACACATCAAGAAGAATTAGACTTAACTAATCCCGACGATGATGAATTACGCAATCTTCGTGAAGAGCTTGACAATTAAATTTTTATCATATATAATTAAATTATGAACAGAGATTATACAGACGGTCAATCCGACAATGCCCAATTTTTTGTTGGGAAAGAAGTTGAACATACACCTGCATTTGGTATGAAAACATTATTCATCGTAGGTGTTCACCCAATTGAAAAAATTGAAAAACTTGCTAAAGAACTTTATTTTTCAATTAGTGGTTCCAGTTATAATTCAATGACTGACCCTATTAAACATTTGTTTTTTGGTGCTAATCACAGTTTTAATCCTCGTACTTCCAATGAATGGCGAGAATGGGAAGAAATGATTGAATTCTTCCTAAAGAAAGGCTACCTATGTAGTCTTGATATTCCTGTGAGTTGTGTAGGGGAATTCAATGACGGCGGATTAAACGAATACGATAATTTTATTCCACAAATTCGCGTACCTATTCCATATGTACGTCTTTGGAATTATAATACTATGATTAAAATCGATGACAAAGATTTTCGTGCAACTAATCCCGGTGTATGGTCTCACAGTCTACACACACTAATGGATCGTAAAAACTTTACAGACTGGATTGAATATGAAAAGGACAAAATTGTAAAATGATTAATTCTAAAATTACTAAATCGGCAGCAACTCAATTATCTACAGAAGATAAGGTTCTAAAATTCCTCGAAGGAATTGATTGGAAACTTTGGGAAATCTATAAGATGCTTAAAGATCAAACTGAAGCTGCGGAAGTTCAAGATAAAAAATGAATAAAGAAAAATCTATGATTTGGGTTACCTTTCGTAAGGAAGGTATTCACAAATATCCGGCTGCTAATTATGATCCAAAATTAGCAACAGGTGACGAATATGATGTCAGTTTCCTAGGAACACCACATCGACATATTTTTCATTTCAAGGTCTATATTGAAGTATTTCATGACGACCGTGACATTGAATTTATTCAGTTTAAACGTTGGTTGGAAAAACTGTACAACGAAGGTACACTCCAACTTAACTATAAATCCTGCGAAATGATTAGTCGTGATCTTCACGCTACCATTACCGCAAGATATCCAGCTCGTGAGATCTGGATTGACGTTAGTGAAGACGGCGAGAATGGCTGCTTCATTAAATTTCCTTCGACCATTTAACTAACTTAATTAAATAAAATGGCAATTCCTAATTACATTCAAAAAACCCTTGTTATGAAGCCCGAAGTCACCAGGATCTTTGATGATCTCGAGGAG